TCTTCATGTTCCACATGACAACAAAAACCCACTGGTATTATTCAGTGGGTTTTATGCTATAATCCTCGCCTGCTCTCCGCGCTAACCTCTTAATGGTTGGACGCCTGAGTGGTTAGTGCTTTCCGGGCAGAGAAAGGAGAGTACTATGAAAAAACTGGAAGCTATGATTGTTGTAATTTCTGCCATTACTTCAATTATTAATTTAGCCAACCAGCTTATTCAATTAATCAAATTGACTAAGTAGTTTTTCACCACCCTTCGGGGTGGTTTTTTTCTCTCGGTATTATATCACATCATTATAATTTAAATAACCATTTTGCAAACGCCCACGATATTGGAAGCAACAATATCGTAATACATATGATTCCAACCAATTCAAGAATAAATCTACGTAAATTTCTGCCTTTTTCTAGTATTTCACACATTTTATATCCCAACATTTATTTTACATTCAACGTACAAATAAAGCAATAATACCCTTTGATTGCCAAGCTATCGGCATTAATATAGTAATACAAATCAATGCACCCCAAGCAAAATATCTAAACTTTGATTTATTTTCTATTTTATCAGCCATTTTATTAGCTCCTTTATTTGTGTAAACAATAATTAACAACGTTGTTAATTATTGATAATGTAGGATACACTACAAATAACACGGTAAGCGTAAAATATAAGAATTTACGCAAGTTTTTACCTCTTTCAATTAATTCACCCATTTTATACCCCCATTTGTTCAAGATAAACTTGACACAATTATAATTTCTCACATATAATTCCTTATTGTTTATGAAAAAACCCCGACATATGAGCGCCAACTCGTCGGGGTTTTGCTTTTGCATCAACCTTTACCCTACCATACCATCACCTGACGTACCGCTAACTTGCTTGCTATCTCCATCAAGTAACTTACCAGCTTTATGCTGATGTTCCAGCCACGGCTTATTATTGATGATTAGCTTACCATTCAGATTAATCACTTCGGCATTAATGGTTACCTCACCTTTACAATCAATAATTAGCTTATGTTTTTCGCTATCATAGCTAACTACCGTACCATCAGGATAAGTAGTTGATTTAACATTTTCATCACCACAAGGCGGTAAATCTACGTCATTGTACGTAATCGCAAAAATCACTCCGTCTGATAAACTTGGTGCGATAAAAGCACACCAGCATTGATCATTTTTATTCGGTAAATCATATCGTCTATTTCTTGTACCAATTACTGCAATTGGTAACTCACCTGACACCGAATCACTATCCGCAAAATAGACTCTAGCGGTGTATTTTTTTGGGTTGACGTCGTAAATTTCACCAACCCGAATAATATTATTTGAGCTCATTCCTTAATCTCCCCTAAACATCGATGCGCCACAAAAGATGTCCGATAACCTGTAGTTTTAGTGTGGGTGGTACTCTCAATATAATAGCGTCCGCTATATCGACCATAATCAACTATATCCACCGTTATTCCAGCCATTAGTTCAACATTTCCCATAACTTCACCTGATATCACCCATTCGCCACGATTTTTACGCCGTAGTGCGGCTAGTGCCTTGCGTTCAGCTTCCGCCGCGTTTTTGAATCGTTGTCTGATGTGTAATACTTTACCGCCACCGTTGATATTCGCTTTATCTAAGTAACTCTCAGTGGTGGTTGGTACATTTTTTGCTTTAGCTTTGCCTTTTTTAACTACCGTATGTGCCTGAACCCACTCTTGGTTAGTTTTAGCCAACTCAGCCATGCTTGCGGTTTTATGGTTTACTTTTGCAGTATGCGTTTTTTTCTTATTAGGATCATAGTATGTCGCTTTGCATTCTTTATATAAATCATAGCCTTTAGCTCCAGCATTACGATTGCTGATATCATGTTTGCTAATAATCAAAGTCGGTGCCGCACATTCTAATTCTACTTGGCTCAATACAAACAAGGTATCGCCATCAAGCTTAAGCATAAAATCATTATCATCAGCTAATTGCGATAAGAATTTAAGATCCGTCATTTCAGTTTGGTCGCAAACCTCCAAATCTACATCATCACCACTAAATTTAAGTTGCATCCCGTGGGTCTCTGCTATTGACTCACACACCTCTTGAAGTGTTGTATGCTCCCATTTTTCGGTGTAAATTGTGCGGCGAATACCAGAATTAAGCGATGATACCGCTTTAATCTCAATCTTATTTGGTGGTCCTGACTCAACTACCAAATCAATTTCAAACTCTCCGCAATATAAACTATCCTCATCACCTTGAGCATCCCAATCATTAGCCCAAATAGTTGCCTCAATTTTATCGCCACGCTCAGGCATCCATTCGTTAGTAAATAGCTCATCACGGTCATCCAGTGTGATAGTTAAATCGTCAACTTCAACACTAGTTTTATCATTAAACGTAAAGCCAAGTAAATACGGCGCAAGATCACCAGTAACATTCTTGCCATCTATGCTTATTTGAACGTAGCTATTTCGTGCAGTTTTATTTAACATACTCACCTCTTCCACGGCGGTAAATTTATCTTAGATTTATTCTGGACAATCTCAGGAATATTTAGCACTACACCAGCTTCAAATTTAACTACTTTTGAATATTTAAAATTGGCATCAATTAACTGGTTGCTAAGATACTCCGAGCCAAGTTGTTCTTTTGCAATTTTATCCCACATATCACCAGCTGCAGTTGTGTACGTTTTAGCCATAATTATCCAATGCTTAGTTTTTTAATACGCCAATCGAGATGAATCGTTCCACGCTGTAAAATTATTACGCTCTTGGCCAGACGCTTTAACCAGCGCTCGTTCAATATCTTTTACATCACCACCACCGCTAACATTTACCGTGTAGTTGGGACTATAATTAACTGCAGCTGGTTTTGAGCGTGCTGCGTTACTTTGCTGAAGCTGTTTAATTGACTCATCAAGATTGTTCTTCTCCACTTTGTAATTAACATTTATATTCTTATCTCCAGCACCAGTCATCCAGTCAAATGCTTGACCTAGTTTCTCGCCAAGTTTATATAATGGATTAAGTTTAGCCATTAAATCCATGATGCTATTTCCAAAACTGCTTACTGCTTGAGTAATGTCTTTCCAATATATAATTACCGCCGCAATAGCCACTCCCAAAGCAACAACTCCAGCAACTATCCAAGTTATAGGATTTGCCAAAACAGCGCTATTAAATACCCACATTGCCGCAGCCGCAGTTTTAAGCGCGATTGCTAGAGTTCCAGAAAATAAAAATGCTAATGAAGATACGGCAATAGTTACACCAGCTAATGCACCAGCTACCGCTAGCCCCCATTTAACCAATGTACTGTGCGATTCTACCCACGGGCGAATTGTATTCACAATATTTGAAATTGCCTTCACTGCATTATTAATTGTTGGCAAGAGCATTTCACCTATTGTTATAGCCACTCCAGCAGTTTGATTTTTTAACAATTGAATAGCGTTTTCAGTAGTTTTACTTCGAATGCCAAACTCTTTAATCATTAACCCAGAGTATTTAGACTCATCGCCAACCAGCGTTAAATTATGCTTCACCTGATCTAGGTTATTCATAATTCCTGCAATTGGTGCAATAGACTCCTCACCAAAAATTTGCTTAAGCATTGGTGCTTGTTTTTCTGGGGCTAACCGCTTGATTTTTTTAAGCACCTCCAGCATCGGTGTAACACCGCCTTTTTGCAAGTCTTTACCAAGTTGCACAACATTAATTCCAAGCGATGTAAATGCAGTAGCTTGTGATTTAGTTGCTGTCGTACCCGATGATAGCGTAAGCATCATCTTCTTTATACCCGTTGCAGCAATTTCAGCTTTAACCCCAGCACCAATTGAGGTGGCCGCCAACGCAGCAACCTCTTGAGTTGAGACTCCAGCGATTTTACCCAACGCACCAATCCGAGTAACTACATCACCAATTTCGCTACCAGTTGCAGCCGTGTTATCACTTAATAAATGTACTTGATCAGCTAACTTAATAACTTCTGGCTGGGTAAGCTGAAATGCTGAACGCCATTTTGCTAACATATCACCAGATTGTTCTGCACTAATACCCCAGGCTGTAGCCATATGCGCGGCATCTTCAGTAAATGCTAGTAAATCAGGCCGATGGATACCAGCTTGAGCTGCAGCCGCCATAATGTGCCCTAACCCCTCAACCGTCACAGGTACGCGCGCTGACATATCCTTAAGCTGGCTACTCATTTCTTTAAATTGTTGCGGTGTATCAAAATGCACGAGTTTACGTACTTCGGACATTACCGTTTCAAAATGCATTGCTTGTTTAATTGGTTCGGCTAAAAAATTACTCATGCCTACTGTAGTTCTTGCAATCATTGCATAATTGTTTGCATTGATTGCATGATTAGCCGCTTTTTGATGTAGCGCTGCTATTTTGGCTTGCTGCTCTTGAATTTTGCCAAACTTAGCAACATTCACACCAGCTTTTGCATATTCAGCACTTAAATTCTTAACTGATTCAGCTTGTTTTCTACTAGATAGCTCAATATCCTTTTGTTGCTCACGTAATTTTTCAAGTTTGAGCTGTAAATTATGCGCTTTAGTTTGTGCCTTTTCAAATTCACGAGATTGTGCTTTAGTTGGACTTTCAGTGGATTTAATTGCTTCGCCAAGTTGTTTAGCTTTTACACTTGCCGCAGCCCACTGAAATTGCATATCTTGAGTACGTTGCTTCATTTTTACAAACGAGGAATCCAAAGCAGTAGCCTTAGCTCCAGCAATTTCAAACTCTTTCATCTTTTGTTGCAATGCACTTACTTTTGAAGTTGCATCCATAAAGCTACTCGAAAAAGTAGACTTTATTTTTGCACCAATTTCCATTGCTATTTGGTGTGTTTTTGACGCCATTTAAACCTCATTTTGTGTTATAATATAGTGTTAATTTTCAAAGGATTACGCGATGATTGTAGTAGCAATTTTACTTAGCTTAAGTGCTTTATTATTTGCACGAGCTGTTTATATAATTAAAGCCGATAAAAATCAGCAGCGTAAACTAGCTAATATGACAAACAGCGAAATGCTAAATGATATGCATGATAAACTATCAACATTAAAGCAAATCACTACATCCAACACGTCTAAGCAATCAAACGGACGTAGATCAATCGCTCAATACCCGCAAAATTAAGCTAGCGCGGGTCTCACTCAATTACGTAGTTTTAGCCACGGTTATTCACTCATTTCAGCAGTTAATTTTAAATATTTCAACAATTTAGCCAATGGAATACTTTCCCAATATTCAATAGATGTATGCGTAGCCTGTGATAGTGTTATACAGGCTTTCATTAATCCATCTAAACTGTCTATCCCAGCAAAAAACCTTGCACCGCAAATTTCAACTTAACATATTCATTCATTGGCAAACCAGTAAAAAATTCAATTGGTTTTTTACAGGCATTAACAAGGATTTGAGTTAAAAATGCTGGCTCCAACTCAACTGCACCCGCAAATTTGGGATTAAGCATTTTAAACTGATTACTTGCCATTTCGTAATCTAAACCAGTTAACTCTTCCAGCGGTGCATTAATTTCAGTATGCTCTTCACCGTTAAATGTATAAACTTTCTTTAATTGATGTATCATCGTATTTCACCTAAAAATGTAAAACACCCAGCTTAATGCCAGGTGTTTCAATTAAAACATATCAGCTAATTTAGTTATCATTTGTTTACCAAATGATTCAAAAATATTATTTAATTTATCGATTTTATAAAGCGATACGTCCGAACCAGCCATCCAAAATTCAATATATGTGCATTTAATTTTGAACGGGGTTGTCATTAACTCTTGTTTTTTAATTTCACCTGGTCCGAATTCTGAACACGAACCCCTAACCGCCATTCTAATACCATGCTGTTCTAACGCATGAGTACCAGTATCAAAAGCAGTTTGAGCAACTTTAAATTCCAGAAGCTTACCGTTAAGATCTAGTAACTTAAACGATTCAGCACAAAGCGAGTTAAATACAACTTCTAGTTCTAAATCATCAGTTTGCCCAAATGCTGCAGCAATAATTTTCCCAGCAATGCCAGTGCCTTCAATTTCTTTATCCAAAAATTTAATTAAAGGCGGTTTTGCCGATGCGATACCCAAGAAATTATACCCATCAAGGTAAACCCCGAAGTCATATGTTTGTCCATTAATTTTACTCATGATTTACCTTATCCAAAAACTTTATCTAAATCATATACATTAAACGCTAGCTCAGTAGTAATTGATGATACCGTAACGCCCGTACACCACTCCAGCACAAAAACAATATTCCCCAGAGCTAGCTCCGTTAATGGATTTTTATCTTTTGGAATCGTAAAGCTACCACTGATTAAATAGCCCTGCCCAACCAACCCATCAAGCCAACCTTGTATCTTATTAGTCAAGCGTAAAATAACTGGGCGTGATAATTGTTCATCAATATTGAATTGAGTTGCTTTAATGCAAGAGTTCATTAACCAATTGCCACAATCACGCACAGCAATATCAAAATCTTTAACATCAGTAATACCAGGAAAGCACGCAGTTCGATTACCCCAACAGCGCCATCCGTTATCTGTATTCAACGCGAGAATAATTCCATTACCATTCAAATATTGAGCTTGCGACTCATCAAGATCAGGTGATTTACTATTAATTTGATAGCCAGTAATGTAGTAAGGTTTATTCGATGGACTTAAATTTGGTACACCATCATTATCAGCGGCAAGGCGCTGCTTAACTGCAGCTAAAAAGATTGATTGCTTAAATTTAACATCACCAACCAATAAATCGCCAACACAGACATTTAATTGTGGATCAGTTAGTCCAGCTTTAGATTTAGTTTCAACAGCATCAGCATACGTCGTCATCTTACTTGTATCAAGATCAACAATAGCATTGGCTCTAAATTTAACATTGATGGATTTTGCCGTAGCCAATAATGCAAGTGTAACCGTCAAATCTTGTGAATAACCAGGAGCAATTAAACTTCCGGGTAATTCTTTAAATTTGGGGTTCATTTTCTGAGCTAATTCAATCCCAGTATAATTATCGTCTTTGTCAATTCCACCAATAATTTCTTTAGCCGTTACTTTGGATGGATCAACGCAGCTATAGGTGATAGTCAACGTATCAGCTGGTTTAATCGTGCTACCCGATGGAACTTTAACCACTAGTTTATTATCGGTGTTATATTCCAGCGTGTAATCTTTGCCAAGCAATTTTTCCACTGCCACAACTTCTACTTTTAATCCAGTTTTTAACGCACCAGATTTAGATAATACCACCTGATTATTTACTTGGACACCAGTTTCTGGAGCTGCCGCAGTTTTATGTTTGCTTGGATCCAAAACATTCACAAAATAAACCGGAGCTACTTTATAAACTCTGAAAAAAACATGAATTGCCGCAGATAAACTAAAATCAGTAAAATTATCATCATCACCAAATTGAGCTACCGCTTCGGCTAAGTTATTCAAGCGGCATAAGCGGTTAACATTCGTTTCATCAACTAGATGAATTGGAGCCGTGCCAACCACAAAGGTGATATTTGCAGTGGTGGTTACAACACTAGTTAAGGCTGTAGGCAGCTCTCTAGCAAAAGAGCCGTGTTTATATTGACCCATTTTATTCTTTCTTAAAAATCTAATAAATTAACACCAGGTTGTGGCAACATATAACGCCACGTAGTAGTAAGCGAAATACCAGCCTGTGGTGCTTGCTGATTATCATATAATTGCCATGGTCGAGTTGGTTGCAATTGATACTGACTAGCAACTACTCCATTAGGTAATTTTGCTAACTGTTGACGAATTAGCTTTATCGCCAGCAAACAAAATTCAAAACGTTCGTTTTTATCTAATTCACTTACAACTGCAATAATGTCAACCTCAAATTCTGAATACCTCATGTTTTTTTCAGGATCCTCATCATCCTTACCCGAGACTGGACGAATAATAATCGATGGATATTCAGGTTCAGCATCTGGTGGTGGTAATGGTGGATCACTAATTACTGATTTACTTGGCTGAAGTTGACCAGATATAACCTCTGGCCGTGGCGGAGCAACGCGTTCAGGCAAATAGTATTTATGTACTAAAGGCGTTATATCCTTGTTATCATCACCGATTTTACTCGTTGAAAATCTAAAATCAACAACCCAAGAGGTAATTATTTGTTGAAGTTCATTAATTAAATGGACCTCGTTAGCTTCATAAATCATACATTAATACCCCTCAGCAAACGGTCAACTTGTCCATCAAATTCACGGTCAAGGCGATCTTGTGCATAAACTTGAACATCATCGGTAGTTATTAAAGCCTGATCCATCATTTGTGGAACAGATAAAGCGTAAAGCTGTTTAATTGGATAGCGTTCAGATCCTTTTCGCATCAAAACTCCAACCCCTCCATTTTTAAATTGTTTGACAAAGGCATTAGGTAATGGTTTAAGCCCAGTGGTAAGTACTCCAGCTTTTACTTTCTTGCCTACAATTCGTTTGCTTAGTGCTTTTTTAGGATCTACATTAAATTTAATTAGCGGTAAACCAGTACCACGTGCGGTAATTTTCCCAGACTGACCATCCCTATCTGTGGCAACCGCTTTAGTTATCGCTATTGCTTTTCTTACTTCTGGTTGTTTGATATAGTAGCGTTCACAAATTGCCTTAACCATCATCTGTCTAACCCCAGTTGTGGTTCTATTTATGGCATTTGCCATTGCCTTATTTATACCGTTCGGTATTTCTGAAAGCAATAATTTCGCTAAATCGAGCTTTTTGCTATCAATCTCAATAAAGTGACTCATCCTATGACTCCTTGCAATTTCAAAATACAAACTCCAGAATCAACCGCAAAGTTAAAGACTAAATACGGCACGTTATCAAATGTAATTCTTTCACCATTAGCCAACCGGTACGGATAATCAACCCATTTATAAATAACTTCAACATCATATTGAATCAAGCCATCATTAAACTCATCAACTTTGTTAAAAGAGCGCCCATGAACATCATTTGAACTAATCATGCAATTAATTGTAGCGCCATGAAGTAAGTGAGTCTCCGTGAACTCATCGGAATTAAAAAACACTTGATTAATATCAAGTGTTATCTGGTCTTTAAAGCTCACGGTTTACTCCTTATGCTTCTTTTACTGCTTTTGATGAGGATTTTTGAGCTGCAATAATACCATCTAATTTATCAGCAGTAACCGTTGATGGGCAAACTGTAATAGTTAAGAATGCATCCAAGTTTTTTGGAATTGGAATTGGTCGCGATTTCAATTCTAAATATGTTGCAATTGGATTTGGTGTTTCCCACATCCGAGGATAACGCGCAATTGGCATACCAGCAGCATTAAGCATACCAGTATAAACTGCACCGTAACCAAATTGCCCCATACCATCGGTTGAACCGAGAATCACTTTATTGTGATCAATCATCGGCTTCTCTTTATTGCCGTCCATTTCATCAATAAACCACTCAAGATATTCGTATAACTCCAACCCCATATAAGATCCAATATACTTAACGCCATTACCCAACCATTTTGGAGTCCAGTTACCATAAGTTGTTTTAATGAACTTTTGTTCATTTAACCATGCGGTACTGCGTTTAAACAATTTTGCGGCAGTGCTACCCAAGATAGCTATATCTGCGCGCAATCCACTTGCTTGCTTCATGAATTGAGTGGTCCAATCATCAAAGTCTTCAGTAGGATTAAATGCATCGGGTTTGTCCCAGCTCTTAGCTGTTTTAGATATATCCAGAAAATTCCATTTTTCAGTCAAGTCTAACTTCTGATCTACACCGTCACCGCGCATATAGACAACACCATCATTGATTAATCGAGCACACAGCCACTCTTCACGGCGGGTGATCATGTTATCCATCATAACAAAATCCGATTTCATGATCTTACCTGCACGAGCGGCTAATGATTCGCCAGAATACACTGTTGACCCAAAACCACGTTTAATCACATCAGCAGCAGTGGTTACAGTATGTTGCCCAACATTTGGTGGGGTAAATGATTTAAAATCAAAACCTGGACGCTCAACAGTACTAGTCCCTTTTTTTTCAGAAAAGAATGGCGCAACAGCACGACCAAATTTTTTAACATCAAAATCAATATACTCGGCTTCACTTTTTATCACTTCTGGAAACAACATACTTTTAACAAAAGTTCGTGGCTCAGGGATTAACTCCAACGCAGCAATCATTCTGCGAGTATCAAAAATATTAATCATTAGTTACCCTTTCGTAACATTATTAAAAAACAGCTGTAATAAACGAGCTGAGTGCTTCATATCAGCTGCAGCGGTTCCTGCAGCAAACGTCAAATGGCTAACATTAAACTCACCACTGTAGTAAACTGGAATAATCACATCGGCAGCCGTAGCATCCACATCTTCAGCCAAAACCGCATACGGATTTTTACTATCATCAACGGCAGATTTGTTAACTAGTACCATTTTCTGAGTACTAGGAACTAAACCTAAAACAGCACCGCGCTTTAAATTTTGTCCTTTAGTTAAAATTTCTGTACCAGTTATCACTGGACAAGTAGCACCACTAAATAGACCATCATAATCTTGCCGTTGGCTGGTTGTTACATCTTGAGTCATTATTTGTTACTCCCTTCAAAAACAGCTAAAAAAGCTGCGTCTTCTTTTTCTTCCTGCGTATTCCCTGCTGGATCTGTTTGGGTGGATGTAATCTTATTAACCGCACCAGCATCAGCCATTACATTTTTAATATGCGTTTTACGTTGCTGAGCCTCAGCTTTCATAATTAAAAATGAAACATCAGCAGCCGTAGCACCAGTATCAAATTTAGCTTTCGCTAAAATATCTTTGTGACCAAGAGCTTCAAGCTCTTCAATTTCTTTAATCCGCGCGCGCTCGGCTGTTTGACCAGCTTGGTATGCAGCGGTATAAACTTCATCATAAGTTGCCTTATGTTCTTTTTGGAATGCTTCAACTGTCAGCATTACGTGTGCTCCTTCTTTAGATAAAAAATTAGCCACTGGACTAGTGGCTGGTGGTGGTAAATGATGTTTGATTTTCTCTGCATAAGCATTACCAAAATCAATACCATTTAATATTAAATTTCCATTACTTTCATAATGAGAATCTAATTCTATATCGTCAATTACCATATCAACAAAACCAAGCTTTAGTGCTTCATCCGCAGTAAACCATGTCTCATTATTCATCATAGTTGCGATTTCACTATGTGCCATCCCTGTTTTATCGTGATAGACTGTTTGCATAGTTGCATTCATCTTTTCCAAAGTTTCTGCAGCCTTAGCGAATTCTTGACTATCGCCATATATAACAGTTGAGGCATTATGAATCATTAGTAGCGTGTTTCTTGGCATTACTACCTTATCCCCAGCCATTGCAATGATACTAGCGGCACTTGCAGCAAGACCATCAATATAAGTAATTTTATGACCTTTGAAGTTTTTAATAATGCCGTAAATAGCATGCCCTGTAAATAAATCACCACCAGGGCTATTGATATGCACATGAAGCGTTTCAGATTTTATTGACTTCAACCGCGAAATCAAATCTTTAGGGTTATTTTCTTCTTTTCCAATAACACCGTAAATATGCAATTCGGCTTCACCATTAGCAGTAGCTTTAATTTCTAAATCCATTAACGATTTTCCTTAAAATTCTATTAAAATGCAATCGGCAATAAAAAAACCACCCGAAGGTGGTTTTAGTTATAACTATCTGTTTTATTCGGTTACCGGTTTAGCTGGTAACACTCAAATTAATGCTTGGTTGGCTCGGTAAAGAGTAACGCCAGATCATCGGTATCAACATACAGCCGATCTTCATGTTCCAGAAAACGCACCATCCGCCCATTAAAATAATTACTAAATTTTTCTGCCATTTTATGCCACCTTATTTAAAACTGCATTTATATCAATCTGATACACATCTCGCCATGCTTGCGCTGGATACGAATGTACCGCACCATAGCGGTCATCTGGAATATCTTTAATAACTAAACCATTTCGATTACAGAAGTAAGTTAATTTCAAACCGCTAACTTTTATATATTTTAGCCGACTTTGCACCGCTAAAATTGTGGCATACTCATATTCTGACACAGGGCTGCTTAATTTTGCTTCAAGTTGACAAATTTTCTCATCGCGTAACTTGAGCTTATCATTCGCGCGGGCTAATTTGCCTAATGCTGAAGCTTCGCGTTTGGAGCCAATTTGCGCCTTTTCTCGAATGGCTTGGCAAAGTTCATCACCCAAGAAATTATAACTACGTTGTAACTGCTCTTTCTCTTCCTCGGATTTGATCACCATCAAGGCTAAATCTTTGGCGCTCGGTAACGCTGGAGCTGTAGCAACAGGCTGTGCGCTAATTTGCGGCACACCACCAGCTAATTGATTTTCTAATTCTTGCCAGCGGTCCACTAAATCGGCGGTAAATTCTGGCGAGAGTTGCGCGACTACCACATAGCTATCTCGTTTGTTGACATGATACACTGTTTTAGGGCGGCCAACTTTACTTTCAGAGTTTTCCTCAATTTGAGTAAAACTAATTAACTCTTTGTTCTGTAACATTTCCATCGTGCGTTTTACGTTATCATGACGACGTTTAACAACATTTGCAATCTCTTGGCTCGACATCATTAATGGCTCGCTTGCCTTAACTGAATTTAATTCAATTTTATTTGTCTCTGGTGACGTTTGAGGTGCTGCTGGCTTAAATAATGGTATTAGAGTGTTTTTTACAAATTCAAGTACATGAGATATATATTTAGCTTCTGGCGCATTAACAATTAGCTCACCAATTTGAGCTATGCTAATGAAAAAATCTTCTCGTGGGACAAATCCTTTATGGTTAGTATATTGCAACAGCATCGGCTTAGATAAAACTGCCTGTGCTGATTCTTTGGTATACCCCAAATGCAAAAAGACTGGATAAGCAATAACCAGTTTGTTTTCGGTGTCAACAAATGTGAAGCAGTTAAGTAGATTTTCTAAAACGTGTTGTTTGGATGTTCTGGACGAATTTGTCGCCATTGGCATAGTATTTAACATGATTATTTCCTAGTAGAAAATATTGTTACGAATTATCTACCTTGTGGGTAGAGCTGGAGCTTCGTAACACCGCTACTAGACGGCTGTTGCTTATTGGATATTCGGCAACACTCCAACCCATTGATTTTGAGCGTGGAAATAAAAAAAGCCATTGAACGGTTGGCGCCGCTAGTAGTTAATTGTAGGAGTTACGAATTCCTGCCCGTATTATATCACATCATTATTTCAATACCATAATTAATGGCGGTAAATATTTTATGACGAATATTGCAATTATACCCCATGCTATTGCT